TTTTTAACTCTGTGATGATATCATTAAGTTGTTTATTATTGTCGTCTGCCATCTGTTACCTCATGAGGTTATTTTTGCATTTCTAACTGTTTTTCTCTTTCTTTTTTTATTTTTTCCATTTCTGATATTATCAATGATAAATAGACTTGCCTTTCCCATGGTATTAAGTTATCAATTTCAGTTAAACTCAGTTGATGGTGATACATCAAGTTGAAATTGGTTACAAGCATACTTTCTAACGTATCATGACAAAGGCCTAACCAAAAAAATTTTCAATACCTTCCAGTTCGATTAAATTAGTTTCTCCACATTTAGAACATTTAAATTTTACTTCCTTTTTCACTTTAGGCATTGTTTCAAAAAATTTAGATATTTTATCAAATTGGTCTTTAGTGATATTATCAACAAAATCCTTTAACTCTTCCTTTGTATAGTCAGAGGTCTTATACATTTTCTTGCTATCATATATATATTCAATACAATCGATAACAATATCGATAACTAAACCCTGTGTGCTTTCACTTTCTGAAACTCTAGTACCCAAAGAGACAATGTTTGGATATTTCATCATCACACCTATTTCATCAGTCAGTAAAATTTTGTTTGTATGGTCTTTGCTTTTTTCAGCACAAATTGATGAAAGATCAATTTTGGCTTCAACAACCTCCTCACAATGTTCACATTTAAGGCTTGGGTTTACAGTTTCACCAATTGACTTCGACCTAATTTGAAGAAATAGATATTCAACATCAAATACTGGTAATGATTTAATATAGTCTTCATCTTTATCAACACATGTTGAGATTATATTAATCATAGCATCTATTTGAGATGCAGAATCTCCTGACTCCATTGCTACATGAAGAACTTTTTCTTCTTTTACTAAAAATGGTCTGTATTTTAATTTTGTACCGTCGGATAATAACGTTATCTGATATTTCGGTACTGCTATTGTTGGTAATGACATAATTTATTCTCCATTATTATATGTTCTACGTGTGTGTTTTACCGTTCACAAATTTTCTTTTTATATTAAATCCAATTTCCCAAAGTTCCTAAATTGAAACTGCCGACTGACCTCTCTACAACTCCTCCAGCATCTGCCCAACTTTCAAACATTTGAGAGAAGTTGAAAGGGTTGCCGTATTGACCACCTAGGATTCCTAGGTCATTGATAAGCGAACCAGTTTGATTGTCAAACTCTCTAACTGATGGATTATCATATAAAAATTCTTGTGCGACAGCACCACCAAATGTAATTATGGTTGGTACATATCTCCTAAATGCAAGAGTGATTGTTTGTTTAGCAACATCTGTTCCACCCTCATTTGTAAACTCAATTTCAGACACTTGTTTTGGAAATACTTCTTCTAGTCTGATTCGATAAATTGGCATGTCAAATTCGTTTAAGACATATATGTACATATTAGACACATAATCTCTATAGTATGAATGTCTACCACTAACAGGATCAATTATTGTGTCCATCCAAGTTTCAAATGTTCTTCTTTCCCACATATCTTTTCCAAGATAGAAGGTTAGTGTTACCTCAGAAGAGTACAAAGACTCATAAGGTATCTCTCTCATCGGTCCAGCGGCACTTTTGTCTGGTGTAGAAGCAAGTGACCTACCCGGCACCACACAAGAACTACACATTAAACTTAATCTGTTACCCATTACCATATCAAATGCACCCATAACACCAGAAAACTCTATTAAATATTTATTCGGTGTAAAAACACCGAATTTTTTAATATTTGTTATCATTCTATCTATTCTTGGCATATATATTCTTCTTCTTATTAGTATTTATAATGACTAGATAAAACTATCTATACTGTCTTTCCATACTTTTCTTTTATTTGCTTTCCTAAATCTCTCTGTCGGTAGGTTTATTGCTATACCCCAATCAGCAGGGGGCACGAATAGCATTTCTGATTTAATTCTTCTTCTAAGATATTTCTTAAAGCATGGTTTAAAATACCTAAATCTCTTAAAACTTTTAAGTACATCATATGTCAATTTTATTCTAGTGGTGTTGTCAAATTTTTCATTGTTGGTTATGTCTAATAATCTATTAAACAATATCTGTCTATATTTTGGAGGTAGATAATGAAGGTTTAAACCTGTTATATATTTTCTATTAAATGTGATTGTAATAATTAAAGGAAAGGTATCATAGTATGGTAGTTTATTCCTACCTTTAGGTAAATACCTAAACATGTACATTTTACCCGCTTTTCTCGTTTTAGGGCCCGCTTCTCGAAGACCTTCGACCACATCATTGAAACCCAATTTGGTTCCTTTAACTAGTTTATTCACATTTCTTTTAAACCATTTCAAAGCATTGCTATCTGCAAGACTTACACCATCAAGATCTCTTAAAACTCTTAATATAGAAAATGGGTTTTCTTTTTTTGCCATTATTTTTTCTTCTTTTTATTACTCTTCTTTTTTTTAATAAAAAGATGATCCTCTGTTAGTATTTTAAACTTCCATCCTCTATTTTCAGCAAACTCTTCTGCTGCCTTCCATTTTGCACTATTTACCCCCCATCTCATAACTTCTGTTATGTACCTTCTTGTGGGTTTTTCTTTCTTTTTTGGTTCTTTACATTGTGCTTTAGGTTTAACTTCTATCAGTGTAACTTCTTTAAATCCTCTTTTATTTAAACTTTCTACTATAAAATCAACAAAATATCGGTGCCATTTGCTATCTTTAGGCGATATGTATGGTACAACAACTTCTTCTGAACCCCAAGAAAGAACAGATTCATTATTATCACAAAACACCATAAACCGTCTTTCCCATAACGACCTATAAATTACCTTTGTAGGATTACCTAAATATTTGGAAGGATTTTTTGGTTTATATTTTCCTTTATACGACATATCACAAGAGCCTTTATAAATATTTATACATACAGTACATGATATGCACACCAAATGTAAAAGAAGGGGCTAAAAAGTGTCAGATAACATAATAGGTGCAGGGGGAATTCCTGAAGTAAGTGACATTTTAGATGATGCGGCAGATCTTTTTGCTACAGGAGTAGATTCAGTGTCGGGTCAGGTTGCAAGTGCTGGTAATATGGATACTCTTGATCCAGGCACACCTACTATAATAGTTTTTCCAGAAACAATGCATAACGATCCTCAATATGGTCACGTTGTTCATTTTGACATTTATAATAAAAAACCTATTAAAACTCTAAGTGGCTCAAGTAATGTTAACCCAACTGGTGAAACTAATACTGTACAAGATCAAATACAAAACTTGGGTGGTGCAAATTCACAATCTCAAATGCTTGGTTCTATTGACCAAGAGGTTGCATTTGCCTCAGAGAATAGGCGAAGCGATCCTGTTCTTGAGGCTGATCGTCTGGGTATGCAAACAGAAAAATCTGCAGATAAAATTACCTTATACATGCCTAAAGGTCTACGAAATACCGACAACATAAATTATTCTGATGTTGATTTTGGTTTAATTAAAGGAATATTGGAGGGTAGGATCTCATCATTAATTCCCGGCATTGCACAGAAGGCAGCAGGGTTTGTTGATGGTCTTGCTGAAATTACCTCTACAGAATTAAACAGCCAACAAGCAATGTCATCTGTTACTGGTGCAGTTAGAAACCCAAGAAAAGAACAACTGTTTGAAGGTGTTGGATTAAGAAATTTTGAGTTTACTTTTAATTTGTTTCCAAAATCTGAAAAAGAGTCCCATGATGTTATGAATATAATTAAATTGTTTAGATTTCATGCATATCCAGAGATAGTACCAAATATGGCGTTCTATAGGATTCCATCAGAGTTTCAGATCACATACATTGATCTCAAATATCCAACCAATAATCCACTTCAGCAGTTATTTGGTGGTGGAAACGGTGATATAGTAGCAAAGGAAAACAAGTGGTTAAATAAAATAGCAAGGTGTGCATTGACAAATGTGGCCACTGAATATTTTCCAATGGATTCTATGTCAACATTTAATGATGGAGCACCTACCATAGTTAACCTATCTCTTACCTTCACGGAAATGGAAGCAATGAGCAGAAACCACATTAGAGCAGGATATTAATAATAGATATGGCATATTTTGACAAATTTCCACAAGTACGATATTCTTTTGATGATGGTAAGATCAATAAGACTGCCATTAATATCTTAAAAAGGGTTGGTTTCAGAGATTATCTTAAAGATAATACTAGTTATTTTATAGAATATAATGTAAAAGATGGTGATACACCAGAAATGGTTGCACATAAGATTTATGGTAGTTCTGAACTTCATTGGGTAATACTCCTTTTTAATGACATTGTTAATCCATTTTATGACTGGCCAATGTCTACTAGAAAGTTAGAGTCATTTATTAAAAAGAGATATCCAGGCAGTGCGTTCTTTTTAACAGATGAAAGTGGTGGAACAGGAACATTTGCAGATGTTCATTTTGATAGAAACTGGACAGTGTTGGGTGTTAATGGTAATACATATGACGATTTACAGTCAGCAGTCTATGGACAAACAAATGCCGCATTGGTGTATAAATGGGACAAGTCTTTGTCAAAACTGGAAGTAACTGATGTTTCTGGTGATTTTGCTGTTGGAGATTTTATTGTTGCAATAGGCACTTCTGCTGACGGTTCAACCTATAATGTTGGTGCACATCTTTCTAGGGTAGTGGACTTAAATTATTCCGCAGTTCATCATTTTGAAAACACTATAGACAATACTATATTAAACCCTCTTGGCGCTCCACCTACAGGTGGTACTGGAGAACAAGTACTTGTTGGTCGCACTGCTGGTGCTGGTGCTTATTCTTCTTCTGCTGTGACTTATGGTGATACTGTATTACAAAACTATGTCACAAATGTCCTTCTTGCAGTTAGTGAGACTTTTGCTGTAACTAATTATGAGCATGAAACTAAAGAAAATGAAAAATTTAGAACAATTAGAATAATTAAACCTGAACACATACAAAGAATAGTCAGTGAATTTGAAAACTTGATGAGAGGTGGTTAGTGTCTGATTATACGAAATTAAATGATGTTGATATTGAGGATGTAACGCTTTACCGAGCATATGCCAGTACTGTAGAACCCAAAGGTATAAAAGACCTTGTTAAACACATAAGCATATATGAAGATATACACTCTCCCTTTATATCTGGCTATGTGTATATTTCGGATGCAGTAGGTCTTCGTTCCAGTTTTCCAATTGTGGGTCAAGAATACTTGGTGGTTAAGTTTAAAACGCCTGATTCAGATTTACCATTTACCTCTGAAAATTTCTCTAATGAATTCTGGTTCTCGGTTACTTCTATTTCCGATAGAACAAAGGCAGTGGGTGACCGAAGTGAAATGTATAGATTAAATTTTGTAGATCTTCACTCTAACTATGACCTACAATCAAGAGTAAGAAATGCTTCTAGTTATTTTTATCAACCAGATCAAGCAATGTCTATTTCCGATATGGTTCAAATTTTAGAAATAGACTACTTTGGAGGTAACCTCCGTAATGAATTTGTTCATGAACAAACCGAAGGCTGGGAACCACCAAAAGACCAGTGGGGTAATCCATTAGCAGGTATGGATTTTGAGACAACTAAAAACAACTATAAATTTATCTATCCGAGTTTAAGCCCAACCGACACCATACGATGGTTATCAACAATGGCTGTATCTAATACACCACCACATCATGCTAATTATTCTTTTTGGCAGTCAGTTGATAAACGTTACCATTTTAGATCCTTAGGATCATTAGCAGAACAAGATAAAACCAAAACCTACTATTTAAGGCCTTCTGGACTCCGTACAAGTTTAGAGGAACAAAGATATTTTATACAAGATTATGAACTGAGTAAAGAGTTTAATGTTGCTGAAGATGTTTCTAACGGTCTTTATGGTTCTTCTTTATGGACTCATGATATAACCACTAAAGAGGTATCTTCTATAGATTGGGTTTATGGCCAAGAAACATTTTCAGAAACTGGTCATGTTGAAACTAACTTAGTGAATAGTATACCGCCTGCAAGTGTTGGAAGGCGTGGTGCTGGCGCGTTCTGGGCCGGCCCAGAATATTTAAAACCAAAACAAAGCGAACTATCAATGGCCGGTACTACACCAGAAGATCTTTACAAATACACAACAATGACTGGTTTTAGTAACTCTGATCCAGAAGAA